ATTGAAAATGAAGATATGTGGGAAAGAATAAAATCAAAAGAACTTAAAGGAATTTCTATTGAAGGTTATTTTGTGGATAAGATGCAGTCAATGAGTGAAACAGAAGTTACAGAGGAAAACATACTAAATGCTCTATCTGATATTTTGAAAATCAAATAAGTATATTTTATTTCCTTTATATAGTACATTAATGTAAAACAAATCATAAAAAATTATTATGGAAATCAAAGACAAAATTTTAAAAGCCCTAGGACTTTCTGAGGAAATCAAACTAGGGTATCAAGCGAAATTAGAAGATGGTACAATAATAACTTCTAGTGCTGATGAATTAGCAGCAGGTGTTGATATATCTATCCTTATGGAAGATGGTACGTCTGTACCTTTACCTGTTGGGGAGTACAAAACAGATGATGGTGTAGGTTTCTCAGTTACAGATGAAGGTACTGTTGCTGAAATTTACGAAGAAGAAACAGAGGAAGAAACAGAGGAAGTAGAAGCAGCAGAGGAAGAAACAGAAGAAACTCCTGTAGAAGAAGTGGTTGAAGAAGCTGTAGCAGTTATTGAAAGTAATGTAGATGTAGTTGCTGAAGCAATTAATGAAGCTACTCCAGAAGAAGTTACTCCTGAAATAGCTCAAGCAGCAGCAGAAGCAGCTGTAGCAGCAATAACTCCTGTAGTAGAGGAAGAAGTTGCTTTAGATTCTCAAATTGCTGAATTAACTGCAATTTTAAAAGGAGAATTAAATTCTGTAAAAGCAAAATTAAGTAAAATAGAAGAAAAAGCTGGAGGAGAACCTATTACAGCTAATAAATTTTCTAAAAAAACAAAAGAGAAAAAAGTAAATTACAAGAATTTAAGCTCTAAAGAGAGATTCTTTCATAATTTAGAAAACATACAAAATTAATTAATTAAAAACTAAAAACAAAAAGACATGGGATATTCAATCACATCAAACTACGCAGGAGAGCACGCTGGACAATACATTGGAGCGGCAATGCGTAGTGCAAAATCATTAGAATACTTAACAGTATTAGAAAATGTGAAATTCAAAAGAAACATCACAAAAGTTGCAGGAGCATCTTTAATTAAAGACGCTACTTGTGATTTTTCAGATGCAGGAACACTTACTTTAACAGAAAGAGTTCTTAATCCAAAGGAATTACAAATTAATGTAGACCTTTGTAAAAAAGATTTATTAGCTGACTGGCAATCGGCTCAAATGGGAGCTGGTGCATGGAACAGAGATATGAGTTCTGACTTCTCTGCGTTTGTAGTTTCTCACTTATCAGATACAATTGCTGATTGGATAGAGCAAGTACTATGGACAGGAAATGATAGCGACCCTGGTTCAATCACAGGACTTTTAACAACAGGTGGTGTTGGAACATTAGACGCTGACACAGCAGTAGTAGAAGCTGATAACTCAGGTGGTGCAGGTACTGCTCACAATGCAACAAACATAGATGAGAATTTAGGATTGGTTTTAGCGTCAGTACCTGTTACAGTTTACGGAAAGGAAGATTTATATATCTACATGGGAACAACTGCATATAGACTATATATTGAGAATCAAGCAACTGCAGGATTCCAAAATTTATATTCTATGAATGATGCTTTTATTCCAATGTATAACGGAGTAAAAATTGCTCACTGTCCTGGGATGCCAGCTAATCAAATGGTAGCAGGTCAAAAATCAAATATGTTCTTTGGAACAGATTTAGTTTCTGATACTACTGAAATTAGAATGTTAGACATGAGTGCTTTAGATGGTTCAGATAATGTTAGAGTTGTTGCTAAATTTACAGGTGGTGTTCAACACGGACAAGGTTCAGACATCGTAAGACAAGACTAATTATTAACTAAAAACCTAAAAGAAAATGGCATGTAATTTAACAAAAGGAAGAAATTTAACTTGTAGAGATGGAATAGGAGGAGTAAAAGCTATCTATTTCGCTCAACATACAGAATTAACTTCCTATGTAGCAGCATCAGGAGAAATGACTGACCTTGATTTAGGTAGTGGAGATGATATCTATAAATATTTAGTAAAGAGAGGAACGGCTGGAGTTACAGAAACTGTAAATCCTAGTTCAGAGAATGGAACAATTTTCTATACTCACTCTTGCAATTTGAAACTTCATGACTTAACAAAAGAGGACCAAAATCAAATAAAACTATTAGGACAAAACAGATTGGTAGTTTTTGCTGAACTTAATCAATTAACTTCAACAGGAAAGAATGTAATCTTAGCAATGGGCTTAGATAATGGAATGGAATTATCAGCTGGAACAGCAACCTCAGGAGTAGCTTTGGGAGATATGGCAGGATATGACTTGACTTTTGAGGCACAAGAGCCTAATGCAATGCAAGTTGTAGCGGACTACACATCAGCACCATTTGACAATGGAGCGTTTACTTTCAATTCAATAGTTACTAGCTAATTATTAGTTGATTATATATTTAAAAGAAGGGTGGCAATTTAGTCACCCTTTTTTTATTTAACTTTGTAAAAAAAAATTATGAAAAAATTAAAAAAAGAATATAGAGGAGTTATTTTAAGAATTAGTGGAAGAAATATTATATTAGATAATATAAATCCTAAAGACGCAAAGCCTATGGGGTTAGAAAAGTATTTTGAAGGTTCGGAAAGTAAACCTAAAAAATCAAAACCTACTGATAAATTAAACGGACAATTAGACAATACAAATAATTAAGTCTTTATTCCTTTATATAGTATGATACACGGAACTTACGGTAGTAATGTAACAAGTTATTTAAGTTTATTAGAAAGTAAAATTAATACATCAGTAGTTGATTCTAAATTGAGATGGTTATTTAAGTTTACTAATGATATGACTAAGACTGTAAAATATAGTTATGGAAGGCTAACAGGAGGAATAGTAAATGATAGATATGTTAAAAATGAGTTTTTACACAACACAACAGAAGGTGTATTTTTAAGTCAAGTAAATTTCAAGCCTTACGGATATTGGAGTTATGAAGTTTATGAGGTTAGTTGGATAGGTCTTCCAGGTTTAGGAGCAGACACAGCCCCACAAACAGAAACTCAAGTATTATCTGTAGCTGATGAAAATGGAGTAGTACAAGGGAAAGTTCATGAAGGGAAATTATATATTACTGAAACATCAGGTTCAGAACAAATACAATATACAGAACATACAGAATCAACAACAAATTATTTATACGCAAATTAAAATATAAAAAATGGCAAATCAACAAGAACTATTATCAGAACAATTAGGGAAAGGAGGAGTAACAATCATTGAGGACACAGATGCAATAGCAGCGGTAACAGGAACAAGTTATTATGCGGTTCATTTTCCGGTTGAATCAGCAGTTGCGTCTATGGTTACAGGTTCAAATGTAACAGGAGATGATGCTGATTTAGTTAGAACCTATGCAGCTGGTACAGTATTGTTTCTTAACTTTACAGCTATCACTCTTGGAAGTGGACTAGCTCTAGTATATAAGAATGATACTCTCTAATGAAATTAGCTTTAAGTAATAGTTTAAAACAAAGGGGTGGGGCTTGGACTCCTGCTAATATATCTAGTCTAATACATTGGTACAGGTATGATACAGGTATTACAAAAGATGGAAGTAATATTATTTCAGAATGGGCAGACCAAAAAGGAAGTAATAATTTAGAAGCTACTGGAGCAGAGGGGGTAAGTCCTTTATATGCAAGTGGAGCAGTACATTTTGACGCAGCGGGAGATATACTAACTTTTGACCCTGCTTTGTCTTTAGGTACATTTTCTTTTTACTGTAGAGTTGAGAGTAGCGATATGACTAGTGATAGTCTTTATGAAACTGGCAGTACAAACTTCTTTCAAATAAAAACATCTAGTGAAATAAGAGTAAAGATAGGTGGAGGAGTTAGACATGATATAAGTTCAGGACTTAGCTTTTCAAATGATACAAAATATAATATAGGATGGGAAAGAGAAGATACAGGAAGCACTACTAACGACCAGATGTTTGTATCTGTAGATGGAGTAAATAAACCTTTTGATTCTGGTAGTGGTACTCTTGCGATTACTACAGCTCTTGTAGTTACAACATTTGGGAAACCTGCTGTAGAGAATAAATTTTACGAAATTGTTATTTGTAATGATTCCCTAAGTGCATCAGACAGAGTAAAATTAAATACTTACCTTAATAAAATATAATGGAGAATATATTAAATATTAATCTTGAAACTCAAACAGCGCCTGCAATTAAAGAATCAAGAGGTAAGGATTGGATAGAATATGGAACTAATGATGGAGAATATCCTAATTTATATCCTCAATTTTTAATTGATTTATATTACAACAGCTCAACTCATTCTGCTATCATAAATTCTACAAGAGATATGATAGCTGGAGAAGGTATTACTTGTGAAGAACACGAAAATACAGAGGCTTATGTAAAACTAAAACAATTCATAAATAATGCTAATGGTAAAGAAACATTACATGATGTTATGAAGAAATGTGCTTTTGATTATAAGTTACAGGGAGGATTTGCTTTAAATGTTATTTGGAATCAAACTCGTACTGAAATTTCAGAAGTCTATCATCTGCCTGTTGAGAAACTCCGAGCTGGTAAACCTAATGACAGAGGAATAGTAGATACTTATTATATTTCTAGTGATTGGGGTAATGTAAGAAAACATCCACCTCAAGCAGTACCAGCTTTTAATTTAAATGATAGAACATCGCCTAGTCAAATTATATATGATGGAGATTATAGTCCTAGTATGGACATATATTTTACACCAGATTATACTGCAGCTTGTAATTGGGCACTCGTAGACCAAAGAGTTGCAGAATTTCATCTTTCAAATATACAACATGGATTTTCAGGAAGTTATTTCATAAGTTTTGCAAATGGAACTCCAACTGTTCAGGAGAGAAACGAAATAGAGAGAAGTATCATAAACAAATTTACAGGAGCGTCAGCAAGTGGGAAGATAATTTTAAGTTTCTCAGATGACCAAACTAAAATACCTACAATAACTCCTATTGCTGTTTCAAATGCAGATAAACAATATCTAGCTTTACAAGAGTTATTAGTTCAGAATATTCTAACAGGACATAGAGTTACAAGTCCTATGTTGATGGGAATAAAAAATAATACAGGATTAGGAAATAATGCAGATGAATTAAATCAAGCTTTTGAAATTTACTTAAATACGGTCATAAAACCTTATCAAGATAGAATATTAAGATGTTTTGGGAAGATATTTGATGTAAACGATATGAACCTTCCTGTTGAAATAATACAGAACAAACCTATTACAACTCAATTTACTATTGAGGATATGAAAGCAGTAATGACACAAGATGAAATCAGAGAGGAGTTAGGATTACCTCCGTTAGCATCTGATGAGGTGGTAGAGGAAGATGAGTACAGAAAAATGAGTAGTAATAAACCTTTATTAGATTGGATAGATGCTCATGGAGAGGATGTTCCTAATGAAGATTGGAAATTATTATCAGATGAAATAGTTGAAGATGAGCATGAGGATTTTGATTTTGAATCAGAATTGAATGAATTACATAAGGTAGAATTTGCATCAGCAATAAGTACAGATACTAATATAGATGAATCAGATATTGAAGGAGTAGATGCTCAAGATGGAACAGATAGAGGACATAATCTTTATAAAGTAAGATATAGATATTCAACTGCAATTAGTGCTGGGAACTCTAGGGATTTTTGTAGAAGTATGTTAGGTGCAAATAAAATATATAGTAAAGACCATATCAAAAGTATGAACAGTGAAACATTTAATAAAGGATTTGGTCCAGGTGGTAAAAGTCCTTATTCTATTTGGCTCTACAAAGGAGGTCCTCAATGTGGTCATTATTGGAGGAGAGAGATATACTTCTTTAAGTTAGGAGTAGCAACAGGAACAGATATATCAGACGCAACTAAAATAATAACAACAACCGAAGCTCGTAGTAATGGATTCTATCCAAAAGCAAATGATTCAAAAGTATCACGAGCGCCTAAAAATATGCCTAATAACGGATATAAGAATCCACGATAAAAAATTAAAACTATGAGAACAAAAGAAAAATTTTACGATAACCTAAATAACTTTAATATAAATAATAAAATAGATAGGTTTGAACTTAAGGATATGGCTACACTAAAAAGTTTAGCTGGAGATGCTATTGAAGCTGGTAGAGAAATTGATGAAGCTTATAATGATGTTACTTGGTATAATGATAGCAAGACAAAGGAGATGAGAGAAGATGTAATATATGAAAAGGAAAATTTAAAAGATGCTTTTGATGAAGTTGATTATTATCAAAAAGAAATATCAGAAACAGAAACTAGATTAGAAAAGGAAAAAACGAATCTTAAAAAATGGAAAGATGATTTGAAATTTGCAGGACAACAAGCAAAAGAATTTCAAGCAGATGTAAAAAAATCGGAATCAAAAGAGAAAGATTATTTGAAAGATAAACAAAAAGTAGATGCTAGATATAAAAAAGCTTTATCACAAGGAAATAATATAGCAGGAAAATTAAAAGGAGCTATCTCTCAATTTAAAACAGGTGCAGAAAAAATAGGAGTTGATGTAAATACATCTCAATTTGAAACAGCTTTGAAAAATTTAGAAGGAAATCTATAAAAATTAAGTAATGGCAAACTATGTTTTATTTGTAAGTGAGAACAAGATTAAGGACTCTACAGCTCTTGGAGGGAATATAGACAATGAGTTCATAGTTCCTTATCTAAAAGTTGCTCAGAAGAAGTATATAGAAACTAAGCTTGGTACAGACTTATTTGAATCTTTACAAACTAAGATAACTGCAGGTTCTTTAGCTGGTGTTTATCTAACTCTTGTAGATGACTATATACAGGACGCTTTGGTACATTGGGGGTTTTACGAGTGTTTACCATTTTTAAGAGTTAGAGTAGCAAATAATGGTATTGGAGTAAAGACATCAGAAAACTTAGAAAGTCTATCACAAGAAGATTTACACACATTGAGAGAGGAGATACGAAATACTGCTGAATTTTATACAGAAAGATTAGTTGATTATCTTTGTAATAATAATTCAAGCTATCCTGAGTATAGTACAAATACAGGAGAAGATGTTAGACCAGATAAAAATGTATTCTATTCAGGACTAAATACAGAACGAGTAACATATAGAGGAGGGAAGATTACTTTAGATGATTTTTTACCACCTACTAATTAATGAAAAATAATTACAAACCGAAAGCAAAGAACGAAATTGCTTTGAAAACATACATAAAAGATGCCACTAAAAAGAGTAACAACAGAAATAGCAGAAGTAACAACAGTCAATGCATCCGTTCTAGGAATAACAACATTCGGTGATTTTGAGCTTGTCTTAAAATTATTATTATTAGTTTTGTCTATCGGTTATACTATTGCAAGGTGGAGAACACACTGCAATAATAATAGAAAATGAAATCATATAAAAATTTTAATAGTTCTGAATTTGATTCTCCTGACTTAAAAGGAAGTGGAGAGAATATGAAGGATGAATTTATGACTCCATTACAGGAAGCTCGTATTATAGCAGGTATTCCTTTCCGTATTACTTCTGGATTCAGAACACAAGAATATCATGATGATTTAGGTAGGAGAGGGTACAAAACTTCAAAGAGTAGGTCAGCACATCAAGATGGATATGCGGCTGATATTTCCTGCAAAGATAGTAAAAAAAGATGGTTGATTGTAAATGCTTTATTATTTGCTGGATTCAATAGAATTGGAATAGCATCAACCTTTATTCATGTGGATAACAGTCCGAAAAAGACACCTAATTGTATTTGGACTTACTAATATTAATCAAAAATAATTAAAATGAAAGAATGGCTCATCAAACAAATGTTTTCAAGTAAAAAGTTTTGGTACGCAATCGGTAGTATCGTAATACCGGCAATTGTAACTTATTTAGGAGTATCTCCTGAAACAGCACAAGAAATCTTTTACGCAGCTTTGACTCTTATTGTAGGTCAGGGAATCGCAGATAGTAAAAAGTAAATGAGAGACAACCGATATAGGTTGAACCCTCAAGAAATTCATGTTTTAGAAAATATGCGCAAGCAGGAGGTTCGGAATGTCCTTGTCATTGGGGATTTGCACGAACCTTTCTGTTTGGATGCATATTTGAATTTTTGTTATAACGCATATCTAAAATATAATTGTAATCAAGTAATCTTTATTGGAGATATTATAGACAATCATTTTAGTTCCTACCATGAAACTTCTGCTGATGGTATGGGAGGAGCTGATGAGTTGGAGTTTGCTATCAAAAGAATTGCAAGATGGTACAAAACTTTTCCTGAAGCTACTGTAATAATTGGGAATCATGATAGAATAATAATGAGGAAAGCACAAACTTCTGCTATTCCTAGTAAGTGGATAAAATCATATAAAGAAGTATTAGAAGTTCCTAATTGGGAATTTGTGGAGAGATTTGTTCAAGACAATGTGCAATATATTCATGGAGAAGGAGGTACGGCAAGAACAAAATGTCGTGCCGATATGATGAACACCGTTCAAGGACATCTGCATACACAATGTTTTACGGAGCACTATGTAGGACAAAATTACAGAGTATTTGGTACGCAAACCGGATGTGGAATTGACCACGAAAGTTACGCAATGGCGTATGCTAAATATGGAAAAAAGCCTGCAATCGGAGCTGTGGTTGTAGCAAATAATGGAACTCTACCTATAAATCTCTTAATGGAATTATGAGAAAGGAAGATTTACAAATATTTGGTATTTATCTACTAATTATAATATTAGTCATATATTTTAATTTATAACACCCCCCTGTTCGTTTTAAGACACTTTTACCGATAACTAATATATTAATATTACTAGAGCCTAAAGTCCTTTAGAAGTCCTTATATTAATTACTGTATAATTGTTAATAACTTTACAAAAAAGTTGTTAAAAATTGTACTATGTAAATCCTATTTGTTATTTTTACAATATTAATCAATAAATAAAAACAATGACAAAACGAACACCAGAACAAATCGAACAGGACATCTTACGAATAGAGGAGATGGACAACAAAAAGACAGATTTAATTGACCAACAAGAAACACTCAAAGAAATCTGTCAAAATGTTAAATATGTAAATTCAGAAATATTATTTGATGTGATTATACACAAAGCAACAGTTTATGAAAAAATATCTAAAAAGTTTTATAAAAGAGAAATTGAATGTATTAAAGATGGATATATAAAAGATGGAGAATATTGGAATAATACAGCATCAGACCATGCTAAATTTGCTAAGGAATTAAGAGATATGATGACACAAGTTATCAGAACACAGAAAAGTGAAAACCTCTTAATTCAAGCTAATACAAAAATGGGAATATGAAAGTATATAATATGACAAGTCCGAAAGGTAATAAAATAGCAAATCAATTTGAAATATATGACAAGAAAGGTAGATATTTTCAAAGTTATAATTCAATAATAGTATTTATAAATAATAAAGGACAAATTTATTTAGATAAATACTACTGGGATTATTCAACTACAACAGGTAAATACAGGAATATGTTTCTAGGAGATTGGGGAATAGAGGAAACTAGAGAAAAAATTGCTAGTGGAGAATATAAACTTAAAAACCTAAACAAATGATAGCTAAAGACTACTACTATAAAGGAGGTACAACAATGGTAACTAGAACAGATG